CAAGTAGGTGGAGGTGCAGCTTTCCAATTTGGTGGTATTGTTTCAACTAGTGATATGAACTTACAACAACAAAACCAAAGCCTTATAGGTGCTTTATCAGGACAAGAAGCACAACCAATAAAAACTTATGTTGTAGCAACTGATATGACCTCACAACAAATGTTTGATAGAGCCCAAAAATCACGCTCTACACTATAGTTTTTAACTAAATAAACTATTTTGATATGTATAAGTAATGACTCCAAAAATTATAGAACTTATTATTGAAGATGGGGATGTAGAAGCTGGTTTAGACGGTAGTGCATTAGTTGAAATGCCAGCACACGAAGCCAACTTTGAATATTTTTCACACGAAGAAAGTAATACACATTATGTATTATCTGATGAAGAAATACCTAAGGTATTACAAATGTTTCAAGCTTATGGTGAATCTCAAGGTTCGTTAGAAGAACAAGGATTTATTCTTCACTCTGTCGTTGAATTAAATAGACAAGAGTTTCAAATATTAGCTGACCCAAATGCTCCTTCAGCACAAGATACCCCTGATGTAAAATTCAGATACAAATATGTAGGTCCACAAGACAAAAAAAATAGAACATTCTGTGCAGAGATGATGAGAGCTAATAGAGTTTTCAGAATTGAAGATGTTATGGAAATGAGTAATCGTTCAGTTAACCCTGTAGGTCCTGATGGTTATGATATGTTCACTTGGAGAGGTTCTTACAACTGTAGACATAGATGGGTACAACTTATTTATAAAAACCCTGGCACAATTATCAATAAAGCATCTGTTAGAAAAGGTCTTATTGATGAAGATGATATGCCAGGCCCCGATACAAGAACCACTGCTACAATAGCGGCTGGAAACACCCCCCCAAGAACGGGATTTGCTGCATCTAATCCTGATGTTAGTGCATTACAACCTTATGTAGACCAAGTCACAGATGAGGTTGAAAAAGCACCCGTATTGGCAGCTCAGGAAGGTAACATCAATGTATTGGGTTATCTTACTCGTTTCTTCTACATATGTCCTGGAGCAATAGAATTGTTCCAACACTTGATGTCAATGCCGTTGAATGAAGAAACACAAGGTATGGTTAGAAGTGCAGCACAAGTTGCAGATAATGTGTTTAGAATAGAAGATGAGGTAATTAAGAGAGGTTCTGCAACATTGGATGAACTAGTCCAAGCACAAATACTAGTTGATGACTTCAAAGATATTATGAACGAGGTAGATGAAGAAGTTGGTATGATTCACAATACCACATTTATGGATGGACACATTATGAAGATAGGCGAGTTAGTAAAACAAGATGAAAACTTTGCTGAAGTGGGACCAAGAGGTGGTATAAAAAAAAGTGATAAAGCACCAAAAAGTGATACCCCAAATCCCAATCCAAAAGGTGAAGGAACCGCAAAAGGTAGTGCTAGTGGTAAAAAAGGGGCTAAAGTAAGTGCAGAACAAGAAAAAACTTTACAAAAAAAGGTTGATGATTTTAATGAAAAAGAATCTAATACTAAAAATGGTAGAGCTAGTTTGGGAGCATTAAAATCAGTATTTCAAAGAGGATTAGGAGCATTTAATGTATCTCATTCCCCAAAGGTAAAATCTGCAGAACAATGGGCATATGCTCGTGTTAATGCGTTTCTTTATCTATTAAAAAATGGAAGACCTGAAAATCCTAAATATGATACTGATTATGACCTACTTCCAAATAAACATCCAAAGTCAGAGAATATGTCTATTGATATTGAAATAGAATGTGATGAATGTGGATGGGAATGGAGTTATGCTGATGGAGGTGATGAACCTTTTATTTGCAAATGTGGTTATGATAACACACCAACTGAAATAGACGAAGATGGGAATTATATTATTAGTCAGTTTGCTAGCTTTGATGATTACCCTGAACTTATCCGTCAAAATGCGCAAAAGGTATTAGATTATATTGATAGAACTGGTAACCCAAATAATTGTATGACTCAGGTTGGTAAAGTCAGAGCACAGCAATTAGCACAGGGTAAACCCATTTCAATAGAAACAGTTAAGCGTATGAAAGCTTATATCACAAGACATCAGAAAGATTTACAAGCAAGTAAGTCATATGATGATGGTTGTGGGTTATTATCAATGGATGCTTGGGGTGGAATTGAGGCTTTGCCTTGGGTTGAAAGAACAATAAATCAGTATGAAGAAATGAATGCTGAAACAGAAATGGTTTTTTCAGTATTTAATAATGAACAAAGGCTTGTTGTAGGTCCTGCAATGATACCTGATAAGATGATTATTAGGAGAGATGAGATAACAGGAAATATTTATTATGTCTATTTCACATCAGATACCATTAAGAAACTTCAACAGAAGTTTATGATGGAAAAACTGCTTGATAAGACAAACATAGAACACCAAAGAAAGTTCTTAAGAAATGTTGATGTAGTTGAGAGTTGGATTGTAGAAGACAAAGAAAAAGATAAACAACAAGTTTTTGGTATGAGTTACCCTAAAGGTACTTGGATGATATCAATGAAGGTTAACGATGATGAAACTTGGAGTAAAGTTAAAGATGGTAAATTAAAGGGGTTTTCAGTTCAAGGATACTTCTTAGAAAAAGCTAAATTTAACTCACAAGACCAACATTTAATAGAAGAAATAAAAAATATTCTGAAACAAGTTGTATGATGAATTACCGAGATGCTATAAGAAAAATAAATAAACTATTTGGTTTCCAAAAGTTTAACTCATATAAATTAAAGGATTCTGACCAAGAGTTAGTTTTGCATAATGATTTGGCTGTAGATGAGCCTGTCTATATCATAACTGATAACGGACAACTTCCTGCTAAAGATGGTGAGTATTTACTTGAAGACACAACCAAAATAAAAATTCAGGACGGAAAAGTCCACGAAATAAAATACGATATGGAAAAGAAAGAAAGCTTCGTTGAAGCCGCTTTGAAAGATGGTACAATCGTTAAATCTAATACATTTGATGTAGGCGAAGAAGTCAAAGTTGTAAGTCCAGATGGTAAAGAAGTTCCAGCACCAGACGGAGAGCATGAATTGTCTCTCAAGGATAGTGAAGGAAAAGAAGTACTTATCAAGATTATAACTAAAGACGGAAAAATCGTTGAAAGAGAGAATGTTGAACTTCCTATGGAAGAGGAAATGGGTATGATGCCTGACCTTTCTGTTGGAAACGATATCATTGATAGCGATTTCAAAAAAATTATGATGGAGAAGATAGACGGTCTAGTCTCCAAAATTGACTCTATGGCTGCGGATTATGAAGATATGAAGAAAAAAGTATCTAAATTCTCTAAAGAACCAGCAGGTGAGCCGGTTAGACAATCAAAGAATGTAATTGCTGATTATGAAAGTGTTAAAAATAACCACATTCAGCAGTTAATTAACATCAGAGCTAACGCTATGAATAAAAAATAAAATAAAAAAAACCCAAAAATTATGGCAAATAAGAAATATGATTTCGGTTTTAATCTTTCATCCCTCGCAACTTACACAGACGAAGTTGGTGGTGAATTGATTAGAAGAGCTATACTTGAAGGTGAAACAGCTAAGATTATCAAGGTACAACCTGGTATCAAAGGGTCTCAATCAATCAATTTGCTTGATTCTACTTTGTATGTACAGGACGGAACTTGCGGCTGGACTTCAAGTGGTGCTACAACTTATACACAGAGAGATATTGCTGTGTGTGCTTACAAAGTTAATGAAGCTTTGTGTCCTGCAGACCTTAACGATTACTGGTTAGGTCAACTATTAACTCCTGGTTCTTACAATGAATCAGTACCATTTGAGCAACAAATTGCTGAATTGAAGACTGCACAGATATCTCAATACATTGAGAACATCATGTGGCAAGCTTCTTCTGCTACAACTTGTTTCTCTGGTTTCAAACAATTGTTCGGCAAACTTGGAACTGGTACAACTACTGTAACTGGTGGTATTTCATTGACTGGTCAATCCGCAATTTCTTCTGTTTCAGCTTTGACTCAGGTAGATGCTCTTGTTGAGCAAATCCCTGATGATGTTGTTGATAGAACTAACTGGGTTGTGTTTATGTCCCATGCAAACTACAGAAAGTATTTAATTAACTACAGAACAGCTAACTACTTCCATTTCAACCCTGAAAACTCTTATCAAGATTTTAAAACCTTCCATCCAGCTACGAACATCCTTGTTCATCCAGTTGGAGGTTTGAATGGTTCTAATCTTGTTGTATTAGCTCCAGCAGGATACTTGGTAATGGGTGTGGACTTGATGTCTGATTCTGAATCACTTAAGATGTTCTACTCTGTTGACTTTGATGAAGTTAGATTGAGAAGTAACTTCAAAATTGGTGTTCAGGTTGCGTGGCCTCAGTTCGTAATCACAAATGGTCTAACTTAATAAACACAAAAACTAAAATTAAAACACTATGAGTTTATCAGCATGTTATGTAACTTCTAATATCTGTAAAGGATGTAGAGACAATGTCGGTGGTATAACAGCCGCATATGTAATAGCTGGTTGTGTAACTGGTACAACTGTAGATGCAAATGGTAAGATTCTTACAATTGGTGCTACAGGTGGTACAGTTTATAGTTATGTGTTTGAAAAGAATACAAGTACTTTTGTTGAAGCTATCAACGCTTCAATGGAGAATGGTACAGTATTCTATCAGCAAGATTTGACTATGGTATTCTTCAAGCTTCAACAAGCTATTAGAAACCAATTAAGATTACTT